CGCTGATAGCCGGCGACATCGCGCGCATCGAATGCGACATCAGCGCGCCCGGCGCGGATTCGCTGCTGAAGTCGCCGAGCCGGTTCATGTCGGCGTTCGAGTTCCGGCGCGCGATGACGATGCAGGTGCTTCTCTACGGCAACGCCTTCGCCGCGATCAACAGGACGCGCGGCGGCGAGCTGCTCGAGCTGATCCTCCTCGACGCCGACAGCGTCTCGCTCGACTTGAACGGCGCCGCGCCGATCTACAAGACGCGCCTGTACGGCGACCTCGCGATGGACCAGGTGTTTCATCTGAAGGCGCCGAACACGAACGGGCTGTGGGGCGACTCGCCCGTCAGCCTGTGCCGCACCTCGCTTCAGCTGATGGCCGCGCAAGAGGACATGGCGCTCAAGGCGTTCAGCAACGCCGGCAATCCGAAGATCGCGCTGGTGCACCCAGGTCCGCTGTCGCTCGAGGCGCGCCAGCGCATCATGGCCGACTACGAGGCGAAGCACGCGGGAACATCGAACACGGGCAAGCCGCTGGTGCTCGCCGAAGGAATGCGGATCGAACGGATCAGCTCCACGCTCGATGATGCCGGCCTGCAGGCTGCGCGCCAGTACAGCGTCGGCGATGTGTCGCGCATCTACGGAGTGCCATCGTCGTACCTGTCCGAGACGGCTGGACCGTCGTACGGGACGCTCGAATGGCTGTCGCGCATGTATGTCGATGCGTGCCTGATGCCGTGGATGCAGTGCTGGCGCAGCGAGATCCTCGCGAAGCTCGCGGGAACGGGCGAGACGGTCGCATTCGACACCGACGATCTGGTGCGCCCAGGCATGGCCGAGACGATGGCCGCGCTCCGCACCGCCGTCGAGGCGGGCGTGATGACGCGCAATGAGGCGCGCGAGGAGCTCGACCTTGCGCCGCTGCCTGGCCTCGACACGCCGACGCTCGCGCTCAATGTCGGCGCCGGCGGCGGCTCGACGAACATCGGCGATGACACAAGCGAAAGCGCGGGGACTCCCAATGATTTCTAGACGCGACTTCACCGCAGCCGAGCAGACGATCGACGGGCGCACCCTCGCGGGATACGCCGCCGTCTACGGGCAGGACTCGCGCGAGATCGTCGAGGGCGGCCGCAAGTTCGTCGAGCGCATCGCGCCCGGCGCGTTCAATGAGACGCTTTCGAGCGGCGCCGATGTGAAGCTGTACTACAACCACGACGCGTCGATGCCGCTTGCGCGCACGCGCTCCGGCACGCTGCAGCTCAAGAGCGACCGCAACGGGCTTGCGTTCACCGCGAACCTGCCGGATACCACGCTCGGAAACGATGTCCGCGCGCTCATTGAGCGCGGCGACCTGAGCGGAGAGATGAGCTTCGGCTTCTTCGTCACCGAAGACAGCTGGAACAAGGACCGCACGCAGCGCCTGGTGAAGAAGGCATCTCTTGTCGAGGTGTCCATCGTCCAGGACGCCGCCTACCCACAGACCAGTTCGAGCCTGCGGAGCGTTTCCGCGGCGTATACCGAGGCCGTCTACGCACGGCTCGCACTTCATTTCAGAAGGATGACAGACAATGTCTGACGAGTTGAACGAGATCCAGCAGATCACCCACGAGTACCGCAAGAGCCTGGCGGCTTACGAGGCCCGCACGGGCCGCGCGCCGCAGACCGTCGACCACCGCGGCAGCGGCGAGGAGCGCGAGAAGTTCGCGAAGATGGACGCCGACCTGACCAGCGCCGAGCTGATCGCGCAGAACCGTTCCCTCGAGGCGCGGCTTGCCAAGCTCGAGGCGCAGCCCATTCTCGAGACGCGCGCGCCGAAGGGCATCAAGGGCACGGCCGACACCGATAGCGCCGAGTACGCGGCGCGCTGGCTCCGCGCCGTCGCCACGAACAACGCGCAGGAGATGCGCGCGCTCGCGACCAGCTCCAGCAACGCCGCGATCCCGACCGACATGGAGCGGCGGATCGTCGAGAAGCTCCAGCAGGCCAACGTCCTGCGCCAGATCGCCCGCGTCAGCACCATCGACAGCAAGCGGACGATTCCGGTCGAGAACGCCCTGCCAAGCACCGCGCTGGTCAGCGAAGCTGGAGCGATCACGCCGGCCGATCCGACCTTCAGCACGGCGATCAGCGTGGTTCCGTACAAGTACGTCACCGCGACCAAGATGAGCCAGGAGTTCATCGAGGACGCCATCGGCAGCGGCGGCATCGGCAGTGGCCTGAACTACGTGGCCGACAAGTGCGCCATGAGCATCGCGCTGAAGACCGAGGAGGCATACACCATCGGCAGCGGTTCGAGCGCGCCGCAGGGCATCTGCGTCTCGGGCGGCGTCACCCAGGGCGTCGACCTCGGCAGCGGCACCGCCCTCACCAGCGTGACCTCCGACAACATCATCGACATCGTGCACGCGGTCCCGCCGCAGTACCGGGCAAGCCCTGCGTTCCGGTGGCTGGTCTCGGACACGCTGCTAAAGACCGTCCGCAAGCTCAAGGACAGCGCCGGCTACTATGTCTTCAGCCCTGCGGCAGCGGTCAACCAGACCAACATCGTCGGCCTTCCGGGCACGATCTACGGCGTTCCGTACTCGGTCGGGCAGTATGTCCCGACGACCACTGCGAACGGCGCGATCTACGGCGTCGTCGGCGACTTCAACTACTTTGAGATCTTCGACCGCACCGGGATCACCTCGATGATTGACCCCTACAGCGCGGCATCCACGCACGAGAGCACGCTGTACATCTACACGCGCACGGACAGCCACATCATGCTGCCGTCGGCGTTCGCGGCCCTGATCGGCTGATCCATCCTCTTCTCCTTGCTCCCTCGCCGCGGAAACGCGGCTAGGGGGTTTCAATGAGCATCCCGCTCTCAACCATCAAGTCGGCGCTCAAGATCGACTACGCCGACGATGACACGGACCTGATCCGTCTCCGCGAGGCGGCTACGGCCCTTGTCGAGCGCCGCACCGAGCTGCTGCTTTCGCCGCAGGCGCGCACGCTGTACCTCGCGACCTGGTCGGACACGCTGCTGCCGGACCATCCATTCAACAGCCTCACCAGCGTGACCTACTACAACAGCTCGAATGTGCTCACCACGATGCCGTCGAGCGACTACTGGGTGGACCGCACCGATGGTCCGATGGTCCGCGTCCGCTTCCTCGACTCGCCGACCATCTACGAGGGCACGGCGATCAGCGTCAACTACAACGCCGGGTACAGCGCGGTTCCGAACGAGATCACCCACGCGATCATCGCGATGGTCGGAGCCTGGTACAACAACCCCGAGGCGTTCCAGCCCATCGGGCTGCAGACGGTGCCGCTGTCTGTCGAGTACATCCTCAGTGCCGTCGGCACGGGAAGCAGGATCCGATGATCTCGGGCGGCGTCCTGCGGTGGACCGCGACCGCGACCCAGCCGACGGCTGCAGTCGACGGGATCGGGATGCGCGGCACCACATGGACCACGCTCGGCACCTTTCGCTGCGATATGCGCGAGGATTCCGCGCAGGAGCAGCCCTACGCCGACGGCATCGCCGTCGTGCGGAATGTCGAGGTCCGCGCGCGGTGGCAGGCGGTGCAGGGCATCGGCCTCACCGAACTCTGCAGGCTCACCGTCCGCGGCAGGACGCTCCGCATCAACAGCATCAGGAACCTTGACGAGTCCGACCGCGTCGCCGTGATCCAGTGCACGGAGGTGAACTGATGCCCGGCGTACTGATCGAACAGGACATCAGGACGATGCTAGGGGCAAACGCCGCGCTGGTGGCGCAGATCCCGACGGCGCGGATGTCCTACGCCTACCGGCTGCAGGATGGAATCATGCCCGCGCTCACCTACGAGATCACCAGCTTGACTCAGGAAAGCATCGCCGGAGGCACCGCGGTCAAGCTCGCGCGCGTCGAGATGACCGTGATAGCGGCGATCACGCTGGACGCCATCAACCTGATCGGGAAGGTCAAGGCAGCCTGCGCGGCCGGCACCTACGGAGTAACGCAGTTCGATGCCGTGATCTGGAACGGATACACGATCGCCGGAGCGGTCGTGGGCGAGGGAGACGAGCAACAGCCCGCCGAAGCGACGGCGACGGTGGACATCTACTACAGGGAATAACACATGGCGTTCAACTCAGCACTATCCAAGCTCCAGTGGAAGGATGTCGTAGGTGGCACCTACGCGGATGTCAATGCGGTGGGTTCGATCTCATTCAGCATCTCGCGCCCCACGCTCGACATCACGCCGATCGGCACGCCTACGAGCCTGTTCATCGCCGGCGTCTCGAACGCGACGGCATCGCTCGACATCTTCTACGACAACGATGACGCGACGCACAATTTGTGGCTCGACCACATCAACGAAGCGAATGCGGCGAGCTATTGGAAGTTCATCCTGGAAAGCGGCGAGGAGATCGAAGGGACGGCCTTGATCACATCAATGGAAATCAGCGCGGCGGCGAACTCGGTCGGTCGCGCGACGCTGCAGCTCCAGTTCTCGACGGCAGCCGGTTCGACCGCGAAGGCGTGGACGGTCGCGACCGCATGACGAGCATCCGCGACGCACTCACACTCAGGCCGAAGACCGTCGAGATCGACGGCCACGCCGTCACGCTGCGCCGGCCGAGCGCGCTCGACTTGCTGGAGGCGCTTGAGGAATCGAAGCGCGCGCCAGAGCGGCTCTACCTGTGGCTGGTGTGGCGGCACCTGATTGAAGACGGGCGCCCTGTGTTCGCGTCCGTGGACGAGGTCGGCGGGTGCGACGCGCGGATGGTGCAGCTGATCGGGAGGCAGTGCGAGCTTCTGTACGAGGAAGGCCGGGACTGACCAAGGCGCAGCGCACGGTGCTGGACTGCGCCTTGAAGTGGATGAGCACCGACCTCGACTCCATATCGGTGGTACTGATCAATGGCGCGCTTGAGATTCCCGACTACACAGGCATCCGTCGCAAGCTCGACGAACTCGTGGGGAAGGACCACCGCGCGAGGCGCGGGCTACATGTCCGCGGGAATTGACACCGACAGCATCAGGCGGCTGAACGCGGTGCTCCAGCGGTTCCCGAAGAAGATGCGCGCAGGGATCGCGAAGGACGCGCTGCGGCCCTGGGCGCAGGCGGTCCGAAAGGCGGCGCGCGCCTACGCCTGGAAGAACGCGGAGCGCACCAAGAAGCAGCTCTTCTACAAGGTCAAGACCTACCGCCGCGCCGTGTGGGCGGCTGTCGGCGTCCGCGCCGAGACGACGAAGACGCCGAAGGAGGCGCGGCTCGGGCGGTTCTCCCCGTTCGTCGGGTGGAAGAGCCACTTCATGGAGGTCGGCTGGCACGCGTTCCCCAAGGGCAAGCGCGGCAATGACGCGCGGCGCGAGGTCGGCGCCAAGAACCTGCGGATCGAACGCGGCGAGGCGTTCACAAAGCAGATCACGGTGTACAGGAACGGCAAGCCCCACATCCGCACCATCAAGGAACGCGCGAGCAAGGTCAGCAAGACAAGCGGAACGGGCGGCGGCGGTCGCGGCTGGCGGCGCGGGGTCCGCGGCTACAAGGGCGCGTTCCAGAGCCAGTACGCGCGGCACTATCTGTTCAAGGCGGCTATGGTGGGCAGGAACATCATCCGGGGGCTGATGAACAAGGCCGTCGGGCGCGCCATCGTAGAGGCGCGGAGAGGCACCGCATGAGCGCGCTACCGACGCTGAACATTCCCGTCGTGGTCAACACCGAGCAGGTGCCCGCCGCGATGAAGAAGGTCGAGAAGACCGTCGCCGACAGCGCCTCGCGCATCGGCAAGATAAAGGCCGCCGTGATGCCTGGACTCGGCGCGCTCGGCGCGGGACCGCTCGGAGGCGTGCTCGGAGGCGTCGCCGGCATGGGCGGCGCGGGCATGGGAATCGCGGGCGTCGGCGCTGCGTTCATGGCGCCCATCCTCGCCGCGAACAGGCTGCAGGACGCGCTCGACGCCCAGACCAAGGGCGCGGCCCAGGCATTCGAGGAGTACAGGAAGACGGGCGTCCAGACCGCGCAGCTGAATGCCGTGCTGCTGGAGCGCCTCGCCGCGCTTGAAAAGCAGCAAGCCGGTGGCCGACCGATGGGATTCATGGCGGCTTTTGAACAGGCAAACATTGCCGTCAACAATGCCACTTTCAGCGAGGGAATGTCCCAATGGTGGCAGAAGCGAGCTACGGAAATGGGTGCATTCATCGGTACAGTCGCCGGCGGTGGAACGGTCAGGGAGGCATCGCTTGAAGCCCAGATTTCCACTGCTGGCCAAGGCGTCGCCATGCAGGCCAAGGCCGAGCTCGACAGGTATCGTGAACTGAAGGCCGCCGGCCTCGTGGGACCGAGCGCATCCAGCGCGCAGATCGGCCCTGGCGGCGTCTTCGTACCGAGCCAGCAGCTGCAGGAAATGAACCGGATACAGCAGCAGCTCAATGACACGCTCAAGAAGGGACTCGGCTGATGCCTGCACCCGTGTACGAACGCTACCTGAGGAATGTGCAGATCCGCACCGGCGAGATCGGCCAGCCGTCGACCATCACGCATTCCATCGTGATCACGCGCACGGACCGAGCCGTCATCACCATCGACACCGAGATATTGGCGATCCAGACCGAAGGCCATGTCCCGTACATGAACGATCCGTACTTCATTCCCACGGGATCGCCGCCATCGACGCCGCCGACGGGAATGACATGGGAACAGTACGCACGCGTCCGCGACATCTCGTACCAGACCGAGAACGGCGGCAAGGCCATCGTCTTCACCGTCACCTGGTCGACCTACTGGATCACCGACTGGGCGGCAGCGACCGTCTCCTATGTGCTGCCGTCGCGCACCGATTATGTCGCCCGGCTGCGGACCACGAACATCTATCGCACCGGCTGGTCCGTCAATCCGAGCAACACGAACGCGAGCGCCGACATCGGCGGCACGGCGGTCAGCAACGGAACGCAGCCGGTGGGGCAGGCGGTCGCCCAGATCGCCATGCGCGTGAGCTTCATCGCGGATGCAAGCGTCAATTCGATGCTCACCGTCCAATCGTTCTACGCGGGATTCCTCGACAAGCTGAACTCGGCCACATTCGCAGGATTCGCCATCGGTTCCGTGCTCTGCGAAGGCGTGTCGGTCACGAAGAAGAGCGACGCCTTCGAGTTCTACGAGGTGACGATGGAGTTCCTCGCCGACAATTGGTGGCATCTGGAGCAGGTCTGCGACTCGGACGAGAAGGGCTATCCGAAGCTGAACAACGGCACGCCGTCCGTCGTGAAGTGGAAGCGGGTCGCCAGGGCCACCGCCGACTTCAATGACCTCTTCAAGACCGGATCCCCGCCGACTATCGATGCGCCGTGGCAGACCCGCACGCTCGAAGGATGGTGGGAATGAGACAGGTACGGATGATCCCCACCGCGCCCGCCGACCTGGAGCGGGCGAGAAAGGCGCTTCCGCAGCCTCTGCCGTACTACCCGACGCTGATGAAGGTCACGGCGGCATCAGCGATCGCCGGGCAGGACAAGCGCTGGCTATACACGGTGGTCGAGGCCACCGTCGGCGCCACCGCCTCGTATGTCCCCACGACATCGGTGAACGCGGGATCCTATTATGCCCTAAGCGTTTCCGAACTTACGAACGGAACTAGCACTACGGTTGGCACTTATAGTTATGGCGTCGCGAAGACGAATGTGCCCGCGGGATTCAGCGCGGTCCAGATCCCGGTCAACACCTTCGTGATGTGCGTGCCGTACTGGCGCGCGGACAGCAGCCCGATCTACCTCATCATCAACACCCAGGCCATCGACGGAGTCTGCATATGAGCGCGGAACAGCTGGATGTCGTGATCGAACAGGGCGCGACCTTCTCGCAGCTATGGGAGATCCAGAACAAGGATCTGACCTCCGGCTACACATTCGAAGCCAAGTTCCGCACCAGCCACGGCGCGTCGGGGACGGTGCTCACGCTGTCGAACTCGGGCGCGGCCTCGCTGATCGTCACGAAGAGCGGCAGCCACACGCATGTCACAGCGGATGTGGCCCCCGTCAATACCGCACTTCTCTCGGCGCCGTCTAACGGCGTCTACGACATCGAATACCTCAACACGGGCAGCGGCGTGAAGGTGCGCGCGTTCGAAGGTTCCTACTACATCACACCGGAGGCGACGCGCTGAGCGTCCACCGGATCAACCGACGGAGAAACAGCAAATGGCAAAGATATTCCTGAGCGGCAATGTGACACCAGGCGCGGCCGCAGCGTCCTTGACCGCGACATCGTGCGCGGGAAAGCTGGGTCGGCTCATCATCACGACGGGCGGAAACAGCGGGTATTTCTGGCTCGCGAATACGGCCGACATCGCCACCGCCGGCAAGCGCGTGGCGATCGGGCCAAATGTCACGATCGACATGGGCCAGGTCGACCCCGCGGATCTCTCGGTGATCACGGGTTCGTCGCCTCCGTACTGTTCGTTCATGTTCATCCTGGAGTGATTCCGTGCAGCTCCACGACCTCGCCGCATTCGTCGCCGTCATCGCGACCATCGTCGGATCGACGGTGCGCTTGATGATCAAGCTGAACCAGATGGACCGCGAGCTGCTCGAGCTTCGGCGCGAGTTCTCGGGGCATCGCGACCGAATCTTAAGAATCGAAAGGAAGGTTGGCATTGAGCAATAGGAACACAACGCTCGCCGGCATCGGCGCGATCATCGCCGCCGTCGGCGGCATCGTCTCCACCTGGCCGGCCGTCGATTGGGCTACCGCAGTCGCCGCGATCATGGCGGGACTCGGCCTGATCTTCGCGCGCGACGCGAAGAGGACCGATGCTTGAGCGGATCGCCGCACAAGTTGCGGTCGCGATCCTCGCCTGGGTGGACAAGCGGATCGAACGCGCGAGCACTGCCGTCGATGCCGACATCGACCCTGATCGGCTTCGCCGCGCTGGCGCTCGCATCAATGAGTGGATGCAGCGGCAGCAGGACGGTGTTCGTTCCGGAGGAAAGCCCGATGCGGGTCGGACCAAGGGCTGAGCTGCGCGTCTACCACCGCGTCGCCGGCGAATGGACGCTCTCCGAGAACGCGATCACGGTCCCTGAGGGCTGGTACCTGGTCCCGCCGAGCTTCGTCAAATGAGCACGCACCGATGGTGCTGCTGCACGCCGACGCCGCCGACCACATGCGCGGAAACTTGCAATTTCGCGACCAGCTACCGACTTACGAACCTGACGGGATCGTTCTCGGGAAACCGAATCGCGCGCGGCGCGATCGCGAATCCCTGCCAGCTCTCGGCGTGCCATGTCGACCAGGAGGAGGCCGGGTGGTACGGCTGCAACTCCATGTTCGATCTGTCGGTGTCGTGGACCCAGCCGGCGCGAGCATCGCTGGCGCGGTCCACCGTCAGCGGCGGCGCCTGCTGCTACCAGGCGAACGGCAATCTGGAGATCACCTGGTCATTCACCGTGACCGAGCGCCATGCCTGCTGCGTTCCGTCGCCGGACATCATCTGCGATAACCAGGACACGGTCAGCGGGTCGATGCTGGTCCCGTTCTGCCTCACCGTGACATGCATGGTGAACGCGTATGGAGCGAACGACGGGTGGCTTCACACCCTGTCGATCTGCAGCTTCCCGATGGGGAACATCGAGGTCTTGAACGACGATGTATGCGATACGGAGATCTGCGCGGCCGCGACGGTCGGAGCGATGTGCGCCGGCATGTCGTGGTCGTGGAAGACCCCGATCAAGGCGCTGAACACGCTCGTGCCTTCCGACTACACGGCGCTCGGGTACTGCGTGCCGGGCAAGTCCTGCAGCTCGGTGCGCGAGGGTGGCACCATCGGTCAGGATCCGTGCATGTACAATGTGACCCTCAACACCCAGCTCAATGGTCCATTCTCGGTCGCCGCGATCGCCGACTACCAGACGCCGCCGGCCACATGTTCGCTGAACGCCGCCTTCCCGCTGTGCTGGCAGACCGGCACCATCGCCGGCAATGTGTGGCGGGTGAATCCCTGGTGCGATCCGTCGGGGGACTGGGACGAAAAGACCGACTGCTGGGAGTGGGTGTTCAACACCACGATGGGTCTGCCCACTTATGCCTGACTGCAGATACATGGTCGGAGGCGAGTGCAGGAACCGCCTCGCCTTGCCCCTGTACGGCCACTGCCCGTCAGAGGGCACATGCGCCGACTGCGAGCATCGGAACGGCCTGCGCGGGCTTGGCGACGCCCTGGCGTGGATCCTGTCGTGGACCCCTGCGAAGCGCCTGCAGCGCAAGGGCTGCGGCGCCTGCGGGCGCCGGCAGGAACGGTTGAACCAGATCGCCCCGCGACCACAGGCTAGAAATTGTGGAAAGTGCGGGAAATCGGTTCAAGTGCCTTGACTATCTTGCCGACATTGTTACCGTGAGCGTAACAATGCAAGCCAAAGAGAAGACCTTTGAGATGCAAGCGCGCAGCCTGTGTCGGCGCGTGCTGGATCATGGAACCCTGACGGGCGACGCGCAATGCCTCGCCGTCATAGTGCTGGAGCTGTTGGATGAACGAAGAAGAGAAGCCGAAGCCTCGCGCGATCTCGGTGCGCGAGTCGACCTACAGGATGATCACCGAGGAAGCGCGCCGGCTCGGGATTTCGCGGGCTGTGCTGGTGCGCTTCGCGGTCGAGGCATTCATCACCCGCAACAAGCAGAAGGAGACTCGTGATGCTTGAATGGATCATGGGCGCCGCATTCGCCGGCGCGTGCGTGTTCATGTTGCTCGCGACGCTGTGGCCGCTGATGGCTGAGCCTGGAAAGGATGGGTGGGACGATGTCGACTGAACTGACGAAGGCAAAGCCCGCCGCGAATCCTGCGCTCGAGCCGCTGCGGCACCAGGTCGGAATCGTGCAGGCGCTTGCCCCGCAAGTCCTGTCGCGCTACGCCATCAACCTGCAGGGCAAGACCTATGTGCAGGTCGCCGGCGCGACGCTGATCGCAAACGCGATGGGCTACACCGTGCGCGAGGTCGGCGTCGAGCGCAAGGACTTCGGTGGCGGCGTGACGGGCTGGGAGGCCACCGCCGAGATCCTCGACCTGGAGACGGGCGCCATCATCGGGCGCGGCTCGGGCATCGTCACCGACGATGAGAAGCCGTGGGGAAGCCGTCCGCATTGCGCGCGCCGCGCGATGGCGTCGACCCGCGCAGCTGGGCGCGCGCTGCGCCTCAGCATGGGGCACCTGTTCGCCTACCTGGGCGACAAGGTGCAGACCGTGACGCTGGAGGAGATGCCGGAGGATTCGAAATGACAACAGCACCTTGGTACAAGCCTGAACCGCCGGAACTTGGGCGCGAAACGCGCAAGTACATGCGAAACACTGGGAAATCACTTGCCCAATTGGATGTTGATGGTCCTTACGAGATTTTGAAGACAAAGGGAATTGCCAACGGTACGGCAATGCAAATTGGTTGGGATTTGATTGCGCACGGTTTTGTCGG